AAACTATTTACATTGTTTCTTAATTGATTTTCATAAGCTCTATTTCGTTCTTGACCTGCACCCCATCGTCCACTTTCTTTCCCAACTATCCATCCGACAACATCATTATAATCACTTATAATCGAATTTGCCAAATTTAAATTGTCTTTTAATTCCTGTGTGGGTATATTTTGTTCTATTCCTAGTTGACTTACCTGTTTAACTATGTTTGGATCTGCGTTAATCATATCTTTAAACCCTTTGTTTTTAGATATAGAATCAAGAGCTGCACCCCACATAGCATTATTCCATGGCTTTACCTTTCCTTTAGAATAATCCTCTAAGTAATTTATATACGGCCTGTTATATGAACCTATAGTTTTTTCTATGTCGTACTGGTTACTAAGTCTTGTTAATTCTCTATCAGTTGCTTTTTTTGCATAAGCACCACGTGATTTATACCAAGAACTTTTATCTTTCCAGTAATCCACCATCATATTCTTACCTACATTATAAGTAGAAAAATCATCACTAGCTTTTGCATCTATTCTTTGAGACATATCAGGAAGATCTGTCATCTTTATATTCTTTGCAGTAAATGTATCTCCATAATCCTGAAGTTCTACTTCTTGAGGTGGCATACCTGCCTGAGATACAGGAGCTGGTTGGCCGTAACCTTCAAAAACCTCTTCTCCGAACCTATTGCCAACCCATTCACGGACACGCATATCGGCAGGTTCGGTACCTATAGACCCCATCATTGCAAACGCAAATTGCTTGTGTAGGTCTTTATCATAGTCGGCCTGTCCTATCAAAGACGATACTGCACCTTTTATTCCTGACTTATATCCAGATGCCTCTACATATCTTCTGTATATATAATCGAGCCACTTGATATAGTCTTCGTCACTTACAACCTGTTCGCCCGGTTTGGCTTCAACCTGAAGTTCTGCTATTAAGTTCTGTACTTTCTGTCTTCTGGAATCTGGCGTAGTCACGCTATCCTCCCGGGCCGATAAGGCCCATACGTGCTAATCTCTCCCCTTCTGATAATGCTCCCGGTCTTGGCGTACCGGGCGGAACCATAGGCCCCATCGGTGGTGTAGGCATAGGCGGTGGAACACCCATAGCAGCGTTAGGCATCACCTCTGGAGGTAATCCCGGCCCACCCTGTGGAGCCATCATCATTTCCGGCGGCATTCCCTGTGGCATCATACCCGGAGGCCCCATAGGTGGCTGTCCCATAGGTGGCTGTGGTGGTTGAGGCATTGCTGCCTGCATCATCTGCATCTGTTGCTGCTGCATCTGCATTTGTTTATCATTAACTATCTTTAGAAGTTCACTAAAATAGAATCTGGCTAGGTCAGGTCTACCACGGTTTTCAAGACTCTGAAGTAAAGTCCAAAGCTGTGCTTCCGGCAGAGCTCTTTCTGCTGCCTGTTCTTTTAGTGTGTCTTCTATCTGGTCTGCATCCTGCATACCGAGTATTGTATCTCTTATGAATATATCAGGCAGCAAAGGAGTTTCTCCTTCTCTTGCTATTTGAGCCTGACTGTATTTAGACATATCATCCTGTGGCAGTTGAGATACCATAGTTACTTCAGGATCTCCACCTTTTTTAACTATATCAGGAGTAATCTCCTGTGAAAAATATGTTCTGTCTTTACCCATGCCGCTTACTTCTACGGCTTCAAAGCTACCTGACGCATATTGAGATGACAGCATCATGAATATACTTCTGTATGCTTTTTCAAGGGCATCTATTCTGGGAGAAAGAACTGACTCTACGCCCTGCCTGAGTGTATTGATAGCATATCCAGACAGTTGAAAGTCAAGCTGTCCATATATTGAATAGGGCAGAGCTCCTCTTTGAATCTCTCCACTTAACTGTCCCATAAACGCCCCGGACTCTTTCGCCATATCCATCATGCCCAGAGGTTCTACATCTTCTCCCTGTGCCAAAGATATCTCTGTTCCTTCCTTGTAGGGATCTTCATCAAGGGTCTTTGTACCGTCTCTGGACTTAACCTTAAGTCCCTGCTTTCTACTTCTTGCTGTAAGTTCAAGCATAGTAGATAGCATAAAATTATTATTTTCATAGTTATTTCTATTGGCCCTGAATATACTTTCTCCTACATCTGATATAGCTTCACTGCCTATAACATCAGACTGTATAAGGGGATTTGCACCCACCATTCCAAGAAATACAGGTACTCCGTCATAGCCATGTTTGGTTCTTTTTTTCAGAATCTTATCATCCATTACGACATAGTTATCTTCCCTGTCATAAAAATCATATACATCTACGCCTGAATCGACTCCATGAGAGGAGGTATCTAGCTTAATACCGTACTGTTCTTTTATCTCGGTAGAAGTCTTTTTAATCTTATAGCACGCCCAGGTTAATCCGGTTGAGGATTCTCCCCAATAGGTATTAAGTGGATCCCAGGGGGTTATATCTATCGTAGTAGACCCGTCTTTTTCTTTTACAAGAAGGGTTCTTCCTGCGTACCACCCTCTTATGGTGGTATACCATGCCAATTGGTCACGTACCCGTGGAGTCATTCGCATACACAGATTATCGTCTGCTGCTTTTAAGGCACCTATTAGAAATCGTTCTTTATCGTTATTTATATCTCTTTGGTCACGTTCATTACCGCCTGCGGGGATTCTTATAATAAGTTCTGCTGCGGTTAAGAAGGTTATTATCTTATCTGCAAACACCTGTGGTTCGTTACTGGTATAGGACTGGTATCCGTCACCTGCATCGTAGGGATCCAGTCTATATAGCTTATGGTCTTCGTCCATCCTGTCCCGCATGGGGTAGGTGGAATCATGGTGGTCGTTTACAAGATTAATTATCTCTACTGGTTTTCTTTTTGCCATTATCTCCACCTTTTGACTTTGATTCTGTCCCTGCCCTCAATATATCCGTAGCCATATCTTTCGACAAGCCCATAAATCAGTGCTTTTATACCGTGATTATGTTTATCTTCCGGAGTTTCTCCAACAATATTGCCTTCTCTGTCTGTTTTCCACCTATAAGTTCTGGTTTGTCCATCAAAAGGTGACGGAGCTGCACCAAATTCACTCAAAACTCCCAAACATCTGTTGTTTATTATAATATTCGGCTCTTTTGACAGCGGATCCGGCTTTAAAAATGATTTTAAACGCTCAGTTCCGTCATTTATTTTAACTTTTTCTGAAGAAAGGTACAATCCCGTCTCTTTCATCCATATCTCTGCAGGTGCAGCCATCGCCTGGTGCTGATAGCCGGCAACGTCTATGACTCCGAACTGTACATCCTTCCACCACTCACGGGATTTACATATATCTATCATCTCTTCTGTAACAAGGCCACGTTCATAGACTTCATCTATGACTACAACCTTATCGTCTATTATCTGTATAGCTTCAACGGCATAAGCACCGGCATAACCGGGATCCATCCATAGGTGTACAGGAGTATCTTCAGTATATTCTATATCTGCTATGTGCATATCGGCCCTGAACTCAGGAAACACCAGTCCTTTAGGCGGTGAAGGTATTCCTTCTATTCTTTCCATAAAGAAACTATCAGATGCTTCTCTTTCCAGCTTTAATATTTCAGGGTCTTGCCTTCCACCGGGGTATAGATGCTGGTTAGTATAGCTTGGCAGTGAAAAACTCTGTTCATCTTCAGTAGGAACAGTCCACGACATATGCATTTGTGGATACCACCCCAGACTGCCCTCGAAAGTCCCTGCTAAAAACAGCCATCCACGTTTGGGAGCGACCCTACCACGGAGCCTGAAAAACGTCTCGAGGTCAAGCTGACTCGCCTCGCACCCGATAATACCGTTCGGGGCACGCATAGCCAGAGTTCTGGGGTCTTTAGCTGATTTAGTCTCTATCCTGGTACCGTCTGCGAGTACAATCCTACCCGGATCTACCCTTTTGGTAGTCTCTTTAAGTACTCCAAGCTTACCAAAGTCATCTACAAGATATTCAAACTCTGCTCTGGTACGTTCATAGTCTGCAGCAACAAGCCAGTACAGTCCGGGTTCTTCTGTTTCAGAAAATCTGGACAATAGATACTTGCTTGCAATCATGGATTTACCCGCCTGCTCACCGCCTGCCACCAGGATAAACCTTTTTTTACTTTCTAAAATAGGGTTTTGTGCCTCAGTAGGCTCAAATCCAACCAGTTTATATATATATTCAGGTACGTTAACCTGAGTCTGGGTTGTCATCTTTCAAGCTCCCGAACTTTTCTTTTAGAGCTTTCTTTTCCTCTTCCCACTTATTGACCGTTTTTTCTGCACCTTCGTTACTAGCCGTAGCTATAATGGGTTTTTCTATATTTATAACAGTGGGTTTAGACATCTTTCTTAGCTCTACTAAAACATCACGTGCTTCAGATGAACTGTCTGTCGTACCCTTATATTTCTCAGGTGCATTACCGTTAAGAAGGAATATAAGAAGTGTGGGATTAGCTTTATAATCCCTATTATCTGCCATTTCCTTAACCAATCCAAGAGCTATATCCTCCAGGTTCTCCACAAACCCCTGCCTTGCTTCTTCAAACCTCTTAGCAAACTCAGGATCTAACCTAATCCAGTCCCTTGCAGTAGAAGGATTTACCTTTATAGTCCTTGCCGCGGCACTTATAGTACCCGCCCCAGGGTAAATCTTTAAAAATATATCCTTTTTTTCCTGTAGACGTAAATTCTTAGTTCCAACAATAGAGCTCATAATTAAAAATAATAACCTAGACATTAATAAATCGCAACTGTAAACTCAATCTAGCCGGGGGTTCCCTTAAGGTTGGATCTCCTCCTTCGTGCATACGCACAGAGCCAATCTTCTTCATTCCTCCGGCTATGTTATAATCATTCCAACCGGGGAGTTCTAACATGAGTGACTTATACACAGGGTTTCTCCATTATCCCTAGCAGCTCACTCTCCCAAGCTTATACAAGTAAAACGCCTAACGCTCCCCGGCAAGAGGAAATATGGCTAAAACATTAATGTGTATATATGAAGGTCACCAAGACTGTAATAATAAAAGATGCACGTGCGAATGCCACACGCGCGCGTAAGAAGTACATAGTACATTATTTACAATTA